CAGTACCATCAGTAGGATTTCCAATCTTTTCACCTACATTTTTAACATAAATGTTTTCTTTTTCTGTTACTAAAGAAATATCAGAAATAGTTTCTAAACTTGAAAGAACTCCAGTAATCCTAAGTTCAACTTTTTTATTTAAATCTCCATTCTCATATCCAAAAATAACCTCATTTGATCTAATATTATCAGCAGTACCAATGCCTGTGACAATTCCATCACAACCAAAAAACTGATTTATAGTCTTTGATGTGTAAGTTATTGTATTACTTCCACTTATTAAAACACCAGTTTTACCAAAACCGACAGTAGAATCAACTAAAATAGTTGATCCATTCTCAGGCACTTGCTCTAAAGCTTTAGTATTTCCTTGTATTGTAAAGGTTCCTTCAATTAAATCTCTATCACTATATCCAACAAATAAAGATAACTTATGATACAGTTTATTATCCCTTGTAAATGGTTCTACTCCAGAAACTGATGCTTGTGTTCTATTATCTGTTGATTTATAAATTGTTTGTCCAACTAAATTAGAAGGATCTCCAGTTAAACTAGTTTGTTCAGCAACTATTACTTCTCTACGAATGAATTCTGCACCAGATGGTTTTATTAAATTCTCTTCTAAATCTAATACTTTTGCTTCTACACCAAACAATACTTTATAAAGAATGGCAATAGATTCTTCAATACCCTTTGATTGATAAAAAGTTCTAGCAATCTTTATAAAATTACCTACATCAAGATCATTAGAAAAAGATACATCTTCAAATCCAGGTAAAAATGTTCTTTTTAACTTTTTAAAAAATTCTTGTAAAAATAATACACTAAGGTTAGTAACAGTAGCGTTTACTTCATGTGTTTCTGAAATAGTATCGTTAAAAACTAAAGACTCTCTATTAACATCTAATAATGATGATGAAATACCAACATTATATCCAGTAATACCACTAAAACCACGAACACATCCTAAAAATGTAGTATCATTTTTACTAGTATAAGTGATAATCTCATTATCAATCTTTAGAAGACCATACTCATCAGGAAATCCTTTTGTTGAGGAAACAACGATATCCTTATCTACTAGATCAATAGAAGATGAAAGTGTTGTTTTTCCAACGATAACTTCAGGTACTAAATTATCTACCTTTAAATATTGATCAAAATTACTTACTAAATCAGTAGTACCACCTTGAAATTCTTGTGAAATATAATATTGCTTAAAAAATTCTACCGCATCTGGAAAATCTGATACCACAAAATCAGGTAACTGATTCTTTATTACAGTATTAACCTGTATACTCTTATCAATTTTTGCCATATTTTATTTCCTCTCTAGTACTCCATTAGAGTAACTTGATGTGTAATAATCTCTTGTAAATACAACACCTGATACATCTTCTCCTGAAGCGATTACGTCCTTAACCGTATTTATCTTACTATTTGAAACATCAAAACTAAGATAAAGATCCTTTAATCCAACAACATCGTTTGATTCTGGGAATGCTTGAATCTCAATTAAATTGTTTGGAGATATTGTTGATGTAATATTAATTGTATTAAGGATAATTTCACCTTTCTTATAATCAACAATTCCAACATCTTTAACAACAACTTTTAAATCACCTTTAGTATTTTGATATACAATACTAAGAGTTCCTTTATGGGATCCATCTAAATTTCCATTTCCATCTTTATTAGGAACGTCTGTAAGATAAACAGTATTAGTTTCCCCCGAAACTGTAAATCCAGTACTCTTAATATTAAATCCTGCAGGATTGATATTAAACTTATTACCAAAACATAATTCATATTGTGCAAATTGATTTAATAATGCCTTTAAATCTCTTCTTATTATAACTTTAGTGATATTAGAAGTAATTGCATTATCAACTCTATCAATCAATTGATTCATTTTACTATATTTGAATCTACCACCAAACTTATTAATTTCAACATTATTTGCATATTGTTGTAATGAATTAATAACAGTGGTTCTTAATGTAGATGCATCTGCAACTTGAGATGAGTTATAATAAACTGTTGAATCAATTTCAACAAAAAGTATTTTAAGATCTACAATTTCTGAATTAATTCCAGCAATTGCATAATTTTTTAATTTATTCTTAATCTGTTGTTTATCAAAATCAGATACATATGTACCATTTTTTGGTTTGATGCTAATTTGAACTTTACCAAACTGTGGTGGATCTAATTCTTCTCCACCAACAACAGCAACAGATTCAGTTTTAGGGTAAATTGATTCGATTATTGCTTCATAATCTCTTGGTGTAACCGCCCTGTATTGAGCCGAATACAATCTAGGTGCAAAATACTTAATAGATGATAAATCCTCTACTTCAGCACCGTTAGAGGCACGTTGAATAGTTGTTACGGTAACATTATCACTTGGTTGTAATAATACACCATTATGATCCATAAATGTTCCTTGGAAACTAAACTCAGAAGGTCCATTTCCAGTTTCACCATCAGTGACAATATAACTTACCACTATATCAGAATTATTCTCTAACTTCTTACCAAATAATCCATCACCAAATAATAATTCATATTTTTCATCTTGCACTTCTTGAATTAAATAAATTTCGGAATCTTTATCTAACTTAAGAATATTATCAACTACAGAATACTTTCTACCTTTACTAGTATCACCAGCACCAGATACATAGGTTCTAATCGTTGAACTGTCTATATTTGGTGAATCTATAATGAATCTTTGATCTTTACTAATATCAACTCTAAACAGTCTTTGTAATAAAGTTCCCTCATAGATTGAAATATTATCATCAAATTGAGCAAACCTTCTCTTTACACCATTGACTTCTTTTGTAACTATCCTAGACGAAGTCACTTCATCTGGAATCGAAAATCTATATGTTGTATTGTTTATAGATCCTACACATACTAATCCTGGCCTTAATTCAATAAATGGTACGCTAGGAGTAACAACATTATCATTTATTTCTACATCACCCAATTTAATTGTTGCTATTGCAGAAGTTTTTGATCTTGGAACATATCCAATATTACGTGCAAGTGATACTACATTTTCCCTTATAGTTGCAGAATCTAAGAAAGATTCATTTGCAAGTAAATTTGCATTAAACGAGTTAATGTAAGTATTATATGCTAACAGATCAATAATAACCGCCAAATTAGAACCTTCATAATCAAAATCCTTGAAATTGGAATTTGCTCGAAGATGATCTTTAATCTGTACTTTTATTTGATCAAAGTCTAGATTTGTAAACTGTGTAAAGGGCATATTACCTAGTGGGTTCTAACAAGAAAGTAAATGATTGTGTAGGAAACTCTTCACCTACAATATCAAACAGAACCGTTACCTCAAGAGTATTTAAGTCTGGTGTTGAATCTACTTCAACTTCAACATTATCAACTCTTGGTTCATAATTTGATATTGATTCTTTTATTTGATCTGAAATAATAACATTTATTGCTGGCGAAAAGTTTTCAAATAAACTGCCACGAATATCACTACCTATAAGAGAATCAAAAAATCTTTCTGATGGAATAGTCTCCACCAGATTTCTTACAGATCTTGTTATAGCACGTTCATTTAGCAAGACAGGAAGATCTTTTGTCACAGGATGTGGTGCAAAAGATAGACTTATGTCTTTAAATCCTCTTGATAAACGATTTTGTGCCATTGAATAGGTATTTGCTATACTATTTCCTTTGTTTATTTATGAGGGTTTTTTTATATTTACATTAAAAAACGCCCTAGTGGGCGTTTTTGAGTTATTTACCTTGTCCTCTATACCTTTTTTTAGCTTTATTACGTGAACTAGCAGAGTATTTTGTATGCTTACCTCTACCCTGTTTGGTTTTCTTTGGTGTAGCTTCAATATAATCAGCAGTTCCCAATGCACCTGCTTTTACTTTAGCCATTCATTCCCTCCATTAAAAATTGATTAATAGTTGATTCTTTAATTTTATATGAATTAAGTGCCTTATCATCAATCAAAAGATCATAATGCGTCTTTCCCATAATAAGTTGGTGAAACTTTACACCCCAAGAATCTAATTGTTTTGTGGTTTTATTATACAACATATCATAGATTTTTTCAACATCCCCATTAAATTGTGACATTCCTCTTGCTGTATAGATTTTGATGTAATTATTCTCATAAAGAGAATTTACTAAATCAATTACTTTTGGATATGGTTTACAATAATCATACTTATCAGGACCATAATGCTCATATCCAGTAGGACGATAACAGATTACATCATCTAAATCAAATGCAATAACTTTTTGTTTGCTCATGTAACAACTTTAACTGTGATTTGATTCTTTTCTTGATTACTCTATCAGAATCTGGAAACTGTGACTTAATTTCATTAATAAAATCTGGGTTAGATAGTACATAATGACAAGAAGTCATAATTAACTGATCTTTTGAGATCCTATTGATATTTGAAATCCACTTCTTCCATTTACCCGAATTATAACATATATCATATAACCTATCAAATAGATGATTATCTTTCTTACATTGTTCCAAATAGTATTCTGATTCTATTTGACCGAACTCTGGTGCGATATTAATAGCATC